ATTCTCTCTAATGTGTTCTGCCATTGTTGTGAAGAAACTATTCATTTTCATTTCTTCAGTCCAAGCAGAACAGTAGGCATTGTCTTTATCACACAATGCAAACGCTTCTTCTTTAGTCACGACACGATGCGACACAATAGTTTCACCCAAATGTTCTTGTGAAAACTCTTTGGCTTCTTCTAGTGTAACTGTATCAAGTGCCCAATCAGCTTTGTCTTTACCATATCTGTCTGTGCCGATTGGAACTTCTACCATGTAGCGTTCACGAAACGTAGAGACAGTTTCAACAAGTACCCATTGTGTTTCAATTTTTTTCATAGTCCAACTACCATCTTTGTTGTCAATCCAATCAATAGTGTCACCAGTCTTCCAACCAGTTTGCTCTAGTATAGCATCATTTAGAGGAAGAATCAAGTCACCAGTTTCTGGATCTTCTTCCAAATTAATTGTCCAAGTTTCGTTTGTCATGTGTACTCCTTAAATTGATATCACTATTATAACTCAAGTGTCATGAAAAGTCAACCTGTGTTCAATAAAAAGTTACCAGAAACACTAATTCGATACCCATCACTAGAAAAAAATGGATACACCATATGGTAAAAATTAGAAGGGAAAAGTATTACATTATTTTCCATATTTTTATCTACTGGAATACTAAACGGGTTTATTCCTCCGATACTGTCACTGTACAGAAAAGCAAACATTCCCGCAGAATTAAAAGTTGATTCAACTCCAGGAGATAATTTGCGTTCTTCTTCCATGTCATATGGAACATTAGTCCATATGACAAAACTATATACCCCCGAGTGATTGTGTATAGGATTAAATTCATATTTTTTTTGAAAGTTGACCCAACATGAATCTAATACCATTGGCACATTACTCGTCAATATATTAAATTTTTTCATGTACCCAAAGTCTCTATCATATGCGCCAACTAGAGGCATTAACAATTTTTCCATGTATTGTTTAGATTCTACCAATTGATATTCTCGTTTGATATTTCCAGCCAATGTGATGTTATATTTTTGACTTTCATATGACTCAAAATTATTTTGTATATTATTAATTTCAGTTTTAATCGGTGCTAAATCAGACTCTGAAAATTTAGAACTAATGAATCCAAAATTATTTAGGACATTTATATTATATTTCATTATTATATTGTTTCTTTACTACCAATGATGAATCGTATTTGCAATGATGAATAAGCACGTTACAACATGTATTATAGTCCAAAACGTTCTCAAAGTCAATGCAACCCACGCCTCTTTCATGGTAAGAATCGGTACATCTGGTTTATCTTCATCAGTTTTACCGATCAAGTGGTTAGTTGCTCTTGCCCATATTAGCCAAAACCTCATGTTAGCATCCTTACCAATCCTATGGTATCAATTGTAGTTAGCAGTAAATAGTTAGCAAGCATCCCAAACGATTTCCTAGTATAACTAGCCCAAGCATACAAGGCGCAACCAAGGATCCAAATAGGATACAACGTAAGTAAAGGGGGGTTGGGGACGGTAACTGCCATACTAATACTACACCCAATACTAATAGCCCAAGCAAGCAACTCAATAGCAAAGCGAATCCTGTTAGACTTAAAATCATCTTTAATCCATTCTATAGTAGGGCGAAACAAATCAATAATCATAGTGTTAATCTAAGTTAAACAAATCGGGATGTGTCTTCGCAAAATACAATCGCAACAAGTTCCAATGTTCAAATAATTCTGGTGATTGTTGTTCAACAACCATGCGCTTAATTGCGTACAATGATTCTAACACTTTGCTAAAATCATTGATTTGATTTTTGTATACACCATAATCGTATGGCTGACTGTAGACTTTATATTCTTTCAGTTGCAGAAACGTAGAAAACAATCGCTCAACAATAAATGGAAACATATTCAGATTTGGATCTCTGCCATAGTTTGCACTACCATGATAAATTTCTGCATCTTGTCCAGCCAATGCTTCAAGTTTTTCTTTGATATCTTTTACGAATTTAATGTACTCTAACCAAAATGCTTTTGTCGCAACAAAGTAACTACAATAGCAAGTTGAATCTGTCATTACTGCGTCAAGCACGTTAGTATCATATCCACTAGCAATAAATGCAGAACGAACAACTTGTTTAATTCCTGGATGAAAATAGTCGCCTTGTTCCCAAACGTTTTTTGTTAGCGCATTTTGTACTCTAGCATGATTGAAAATGTAAACATCATAGCCATCATTGTTATCAATAGCATCTTTAATTGCATTAGCTTCATAACGCATCTTGCTTTGCCATCGAGGACCAAAGACGCCCCAAGCATCTAAGTCATCTGCAAAACCTTCGTCAATGATACGATTGAATGAATGAAACTCACGTAACTCAGGCTTCTCATTTGAAGTATTATCAAATGGTGTTAGCAAGGGATCAACTAAAGGAATCTGTCTGTCTTCGAAACAAATCTGAAAAATCTTATAGTTCAATCTGCTACCCTCGCTCCGTTCGGTGCGATATTTCCTTCTACGCCAAGTTTGCCAATGTTCTCAATCAATACAGGATCAAGATGATGAAACAACAAATGTTCAATGTCAATATATCCCTTTGCATTCAATCGCTCTGTCATGTGATTAAACATGTCGGTATAAATGTCTCGAACGTATGGAAGTAAGAATGCATCAAAACTCCACAAGCGACTCATGTACTGCAATGAAACACCGCCTGTGGTTTCTGATTTGAATTGACTTGTAAACGGACCACGAATGACAACCTTGTCTTTAGCTTGCATGTGTTTGTCATAGTTGAAATTTTCATTCAATGTATAACGACCACTCATCTTAAAGATACGTTTGTACTTCTCACGCCATCCATCTTCAACCGCTTTATCAAAGAAAGAACCGAATATGATAATCTCAATCATGTTCTTAACAATGTCGTGATTTGGAACTTGTTGTAGTTGTTGAACATTATCTGCATCAGCAAAACTATAAAATCTTTTGATGTGTGGTGATAATATATCACGTTCTTTTTCTGTGATATCTTCATAGCCACCATCTAGCACAATGATATCTGCATCGCACTTGTTTCTAATGGACTTGCAGGTTTCAATAGTTTGTTCAAGTCTTGTTTGAGTATCATATACGCCATGCTTTGCATGAATCGCTGACGATACTAAGAATACACTTTCACTCATTTGTCTTCCTCACTTTTTTAACAGGTGCTTTCTTTGGCACAGGTTTGGCTCTAGGCTTTTTGGGCGCAGATGCCTTTATAATTTCTTCACCACGTTTGTTTAGACGTTTGAATACTTCTTCTGGATCCATCCAAATGTCTTTATTCTCTAACATAGATTTGATTTCAATATCTGTTAAGAATCCTGAATAGACACTTCGCATGAATTTATCTGACCACTTGCGTTCATACATGATGTTGTCGTACATTTCACCACCCTTGCCAATTGTTCCACCCGAATAGTTGTGGAACATGAACATGGAGTTTTCTGATATCTCAAAGCCGTCTGCGGCTAAGAATATCATTGTTGCGGCTGACATACATGCACCCTCTACGGATGCAATAATGTTTGCTTGAGACTCTGACATAACACGCATCAACTGTACAGCAGTAAATAAATTACCACCATGAGAGTTAATGTGAATTTTAATCACATCATTTTCGCTTGCGTTTCTGATGAGTTCAAACCAATCTATGTATTCGTTGGGCGCAGTTAATTCGCCACATAAATATAGAGTGTGTAATTGTCCAAGTATTTTTGGTTGTCTAGGCTTTTTATCTTCATCTATGCCAAACAACGAACTGATTTTTTCTTCTTCCATAATTATCACTTTCTATTATAATATAGAGTATACTCTACTTTGTTTCGGATGTCAACTTGTCAAATCCATATTTGCAGAGCCAATACGCATCAATCAAGTCGGAAGAAGGATTCCATTGCTTCTCAGTCATATGTAGTTCTTCTTTTAAACGAATGTCGTTGAATTCCTCAAAAACTTCTTGCATTCGTTCTTTGTTTGCATTACCTTTACCAGTAGCATATTTCTTAAGTACTGTTGGTGGTACTTCTGTACATTCTACGGCAAACAACCATAGTCTATACTTTAAAATGCCAGCATTTTCTGCAATGTTAAAAACTCTGCCCTTTGATCCCATAGAATATCCTTCTAAGAATACATGGCAGTCTTTGTCTGTCTCTAACAATCTGTCAATGAAGAAATTTGATATACCATCGTATCGCAATACGTCAGTCATTCCTTCGTGGTCGAAAAACTTACCTCTTATGTTTTTGAATTGTACATCGTATTTTCTAGATTGGGTCAGAAAATAAAAATTACATTTTTCAAAGCTAAACTCACCATTCTCATCATCAAATACACACATTGCAGGACATGTTAGAGAATAATCTACTCCTGCTATAATCATCTATCGTCTTCCGAGGACCATTCATCATCTTCTATTAGTTTGTCCCAATCTTCATCTGTCCACTCTTCATTTTTTTCTGAAATCGCTTCTTCGGTTATTGTTGAACCACAATAAGCGCAATTTGTTGGGGGTGTGTCTAGTCCTACCGATGGCGTTACTGAATACTCAGCCGCACACGAATCGCAAAATACGTTATATGTTGTCATTTTTTTCTCCTTATTCGTACATTACTGTATCTGTATCTCCTAAAGACCATTTCGGATTGTGTTCTACAACAAACTTTCTTGTTGCAACTTTAAAATCTGGAAACTT